CAGGCAATAAAAGAAGGCTATGAAAGCCTTATTAAATTCAATTGGAGGTAATTATTATGGAAAAGAAGTTTGAAATATTTGTTGAAGACATTGGTGATTGGTCTGTGGGGATTTGTTCAGAAGTTGTATTGAAAGCCGAGTTGTCTGAAAACATGATAAACCAGCTCAAAGAAGATAAAACGTTGGATGAGTTTGAAACAAAATTGCAGGCACTTGTTGAAGAATTTTATGCTCCAGAAATAAAATACAGAACCTTCAACAATGAAGACATACTAGCTGAAGCAAAATATTATGAGGAGGAAATTATGAAGGAAGAAAAAAAAGTTAGACATTTTGGCGATGATTTCGGGATTTGGCAGAATCAAATATAAATATAAACCATTTTGGGAGGGGAAACATGACATACGCTGAACTTATGGAAAAGAGCGACAATGCGTGTAAAAAAGCCCTGCAATATTACAGCAAGGGCGACAAGGAAATGAGTGCGTTTTGGAAAAATGCAAGCATTGGTTTCAAAATCAAGGCTAGGGAAATGCTTATGGAATAATTACCATTAGAAATTGCAAGGTTGGACAAATTAAGTCCAGCCTTTTTATTTTTCCGTTTCAATTATTCTAGCAATCTTTTCACGGATTGTTTTCAGTTCATTGTTAACTACAGCCCTGCAAACACAAAGTGAATCCGCAATGAACCCTATGTCCTTCTTCTGCAAGTAGAACATTTTGAATATTTTTTCCTGTCTTTCCGAAAAAACTATTTGACCAGTAAGGTTGTCAATGTCCTTTTTGATTGCTTTTCTGAAAAAACTATTTATGCTTTTTATTATTTTTGACACTTTTTCTTCCAGTGCTTGACGCTATTTTGTTTTTATCGACTGTTGCCGAATAGTTATTGGAAATGTTTCTTTTTATTTTATCTTTGTCCTTCGGTGATATTTTTCTTGTAGCCTTGATTTTAACACCCATTCATCTACTCCAAGTCAAAAGTCCAGCATCTGTATTTAGCACCTGTATCAATACACCTTGCAATGTATCCAGATGATATTCTAGTGTATTCAACTGCCTCTTTCATACCGTTAAAATGTCTTGTTTCCTTTTTATCGTTGCATGAAAAATATCCTATAATTTTGTCATCATTATATCTTATGTTTAATTTTTTTGAATCCATTTTCAGTCCTTTTTTTCAATTATTTATAGTGATATTTTCGGCTTTAGAACTATTGTCATTCTTCATTTCAACGGAAGATGTAAATTCAGTATTTGAAATAAAATCAAAAATCTTTTCGGTATTGTCAATCGTGCAATCCTTGAGCAATTTCTGATTATACAAACTCAAACCAAATGAACCGATAATGACAACAAAAAGGGTAATGAAAAGCGATATTGAAATGAATTTCAGGAATTTACGCTGTTCCTTTACGTCCGACAAGATGTCTTCCAGTAAGGAAATGTGTGCATTTTTATCCGATTCAATCTGCTTTTTCAAATCCGTCATCTGTCGGCTTGATTCTTCAGCAATCTTCTTGCTGATTTCAATATCTACATTGTTCATACAATTTCCTTCTTGTTGTCAAGTTTTTCCTTTATTTCACGCAACCTTTCCTTTGATTCGGGATTGTTCAGCAAGGAATCGTCAATCAAGGCTGAAACCGCTGAACAAATCAGGTTGACAGCATTGTTAGTCTGTTCAACCTTGTCAATAAGTTCAAATTTTTCTTTTTTCTGGAAATCCTCAAAACCGTTCATCCTGTCCTCAAGTTCCTTCTGCTTTTCACCCAGTTGCTTTATTTTGTATATCTGAGCAAAAAACTTTCCAAAGAATCCTGAAAGGACACCCACGCAGGCAATACCAGCACAAATGGCTCCTATTGTAATGTTGTTGACTCCATCAGCGTCCACGGTGTATCTCCTTGAGCCTAAGAACTCCAAGAACATTGTCGAATGAACGTGTTTTGAATTTGGCTCCGTCCTGCTTGTATCCGTCCTGTTCAAATACAAGCAAATCATCATCGGTTATGCCAATGACAATTGCTACATGACCGTATGGATTTGAGCTTGTTCCGTTCCATACAATCACGTCACCAGTCCTTACTTGCCACGCTGAAAGAGCGTTGAAAAACTTTTTTTCACCTTCCATCTGATTGTATTTCAGAAATAAGTCCTTCGCACCCTGAACTCCTCCTGTATGTGGAATGTTCAGAACGTCCTTGCAATACTGACGGAAAAGGTCAACACATTGAGCACCATACGTACCGTCAAAATCAACCTTCTTTCCAATGTAAGTGTTAATAAATTCATCTAGTTTCATTTTCATACCCCCTATTATATAACCTTTTGTGAAAAAATAAAGCGTTATTCAACTGAAAACCGTAATTTTGTTCTTTTTTATGCCGTCCTCTTCCACATATGCACAGCCATGTTGTACGGAGTTACGTGGTCCGAGCTTCCGTAGATTGCATTACTATCGTGTGCGTCAAAATCAAAAGACCTAATTCCTGCATTATAGTCCTTTATTTCTGCTTGAGATGCATTAGTTTCATAGTTTCTTAGTGTGAAAGCACCTAAGCGAGATCCATCAGCAAAAGATGATGACTTCTCTCTTAGAGGAACTTGTCCTGTTATGTTAGGCAGTCCTTCTCCCTGAAGCTGTCCTACCTCTCCTGCATCACCTCCGGCATTTCTTATAAAAACTCCATCAGGCAATTTCTCCCATGTGCCACCGAAAAGGTTTGCTGGTGAAGTAGCATCAAAACTTTGATACAAAGAATTGATTTCATATGATTGCAAATTTACATTCAACCATTCTGAACCTGTCCACCATAATTTCATAGTTGAATTTGATTTTATGTAGGCAGTTGAATTTCCACCAAAAAATTTAAGTGATATTGTATGGGTGTTATTATTAGGATTGAAAAAAGTCACCGTTTGCCCTTGGTTCACTCCATCATTGAGAATTATTGCTAGTTCATTTGAACTTGTGAATGTATAAATTGTGTGGTAACTTGGTGACAACTGTCTGTTGGAAGACAAATTAAATTTGTCTTCCATAAATTTAGGGGAATCCCATTGACCATCCGCACGAAGAAAATTTATCACGCTGGCAGAATTTGCTTTTGGTACAAGTCCGTTATTGTTTGAGTTGAAAACGTTTGAATTGTTGGATTTGAGGATTTCAAAAACTTTGTTGGTAATTGTATTAAGTGTTGCGTCCTTAACATCAACGCTTTCTGAAATACCTTGTGAGGCATCCGCCTGTGTCCGCCTTATGAACGTTATCTCATCATTTTCATTAACGCTGTTTATTGTCGGCACGTCCTCATGGAGAGCATTGAGTGAGTTTTGTTTTGTGGTCTGTCCAGTACCACCTTGATTTATCGGCAATGTTCCTATGAGCCTTTTGACGTTTCGGTTAGTTTCAACTTGATTACTCAGATTGTTTATAATTGAATCAAGAATTTCCGTATTTTCATTCCAATGTGACAGATTGTATTGGTCTGCCAAATCAGGCTTGTTCATGTGATAATTTTCGCTGTACTGCATTTCTATACCTCACTATATTGACTCAATTCATCATAGGTGAATTGCTGTAACTGATTATATTTGAAATTTCGATTTAAATAAAGATAGGTATACTGAATGGAAAAAATCAGATACATATTTGACGGCACAATGTTTCTGACGTTCTTTTGAAAATTCAAATATATAATCGGATTGGTTGTGGCAATGTCAATTATGACCTTAAATTCATCAGGAATAATTTCAAAATTATAGTTCCCTTCACCCCATATGTTTTCCAAAATGCTTTGCAACCGCTGTTTAGTGAATGGTGGTTTGTAAAGCATTTTGTTCAGGCATTCATTTTTCCTTTCTTCAAGCATATATTCAGCATTAGGTATTATGTCCAATATTATTTCATAATTCTTGATGCCGTTTATATTGCTTGAGGAAATGAAATTGTTGTTGATGACGTTCTTTGTTTCAGTTTCAAACGTCATCATTTCTTCCTGCTGAATGCTGTACAGATTTTTAATTGTGTCATTATCCGCATAGATTTTAGGTGCAAACCTTTTAACATATTCAACCATTGATTATCACCTCACTTATGTATGGCAAATACTGTTCGCCTATAACGGGTTGGTCATTGTATACGACATCCGCATCAACATCATTTAAAAGTATGTTCGTAACGTTCAGCACCTGCGGACATTTCAATACTGCTTCTGAAATTCTAGCCCTGTAGATTGCCAGTGTTGAATCCTGTCCAAAACTTTTTCTTACTGAAATAAAATAGTTTTCAATCAACGTTTCTATTTCGGATTGAACGTTTCCAACGGTATAATTTTCTTCAAGTTCAACGTCAAACGATATTTTAATATTCTGCCGAACTGGGGTTGTTATGGTTACATAATGCCCAATAGGTGCAATTCCAATTCCCTGTCCTGTTGATTCTTCGGGGTCAATCTGCTCCTTTAGATTGCGTATGAATTCGGCTGTTATTGGATTGTATGAAGGATTAACAACAGAAAGTAAAACGGAACCATTCCGTTGCCATGCAGGAAACACCTTTGTATTTCCAACACCGTCAATTGCATTAACTTTTTCAATGTAATCAGCAATGTTTCCACCGAAGGCAGTTGTTCTGATTATTGACAAGGTTCTTGTCCTAAGTTCATCATCAGTTTCCCTGTTTTCTGCTGGCTTGTATGTTGAAGTTATGTTTGCGGTTATCAAATCCGAAATTGGAATTATTGGGAATATTGTTCCATGCGGTTCATTCCCATCAATACCATCCTGTTCGCATTCCAGTATGTTTAAATTGTTTATTTTTCCAATATATTTGAAAGTTAGTTTTGAATCGGGAACCATGAACCTGCTGTCTATGTCAATGTCCATGTCAATCAATATCTTGTTTTCATTTTCATCAAGAACAAAATCTCCATTTCCGTCAACCTGATATTTTTTGAATTCGCCAATTCTTAATGCTTTTGTTGCCTGAGTTCTTTCCACACCGTAATCATAAACACGTTTGTCAAGATTGTTTCCTGTTGCGGTCATCAAATATGTCTGTTCCTTAAGAATGTCCATCTTGACATAGGCTTCAGCCAATTCCATGCAGACTGGTGCCAATGTATCGTAAATTATCGAACCTGCCCTTTTGTCAATATTCTCCAAAAGTTCATTTGACAAGCATCTTTGAAGTATTTTTTCAAAGGTATTGTTTTCGCTGTATGACATCTTTTACTCCTTATGTAATGTTAAAATTGGTGTTCACTTCACCGTAAATTGTTGAAACCGTTAATGTTATCACGCAAGAATTTTCCTGCACGTCACTTTTTTCAATGCTGTCCACTATAACTCCAGTTATTCTGTCATCCTGCAATAATGCCTCCCTTATGGTGGATTCTATTCCTGCCTTAATGAATCCAATGTCCTTGCCAATGTACTGTTCCAATTCAATTCCATAGCTGTCATCGTATATTGGATTGGAATATCTTTCGGTTGATAATATGTGATATATCGCCTGCTTTACGGATTCAATGTTGCTTATTTTACCAGCAACATTTTTTTCATTCAATTTGTACGTCAAACTAGGTTGCCTGTACATATAGGTTTGCTGATTAGCGTCAATCATTGTTTCAGGTGTCATTCCTCTTCTATCCTCTCTGCAACATAATACATCTGATAATTGTTGAAAGCAAACATCAGAACCTTATCGCCAACTTTCAGCCTAGGGTAAATTTCCATTGTAACTGATTCCTCATAATCCGTATCTGGAAAATGAACATCCTGCGTTGAATGTTCGGGAATGATATGTTCATGTCCATTATCGCTAGGGGTGAACGTTGACAAATCAATTGTTTTTGTAACAGTACCTGCTCCACTGTTTGTGCTGACGGGTGAACCTGTTACATCAATTGACATTGAAAGACTTGCGCCACCCAAATCAATGTTGCTTTTGGTTTCCGTCTGCAATTCCCTTTCATCAATTCCCTTATCGTCATTGCGTGTTATTTTTTGCGTTTTTACGTCATACGTACCTGTTTTTTGCGGAACATCAGTTGCCACTCCTGCACTGATGTTTGTTGTTATTATGCCTTTTGTTTTTCCGCTTTCAAACGCATTAATTAAATGGGAATGTGGAATCGTTACTTTATGCGGTCTACACATCTGACCCAAAAACAAAAATTCCTCAGTTAAAACTATGTTGTTTCCAATGTCAATCTCAATAGGGTCAATTGCTTTTACTTCCCCAAAAATTAAATTATTTGGTTTGTTTGAGGTATCTGCAATTTTTCGCATTATTGTTAACAATTTGTTTCCAGCGTCCGTCATAATACCTCCCTCAACCTGTTGCTGGTTGCAACCTCTAGGCTCATCGTGTGCATATTGGCTCCATAGTGATGGGTCGCTGATAGGACATACACCATCTGTTCAACTCCCAATTTTGAAAGCCTTAACAAAAATCCATCACCTGCGTTAACACCGTTATATCCCAAAGCCTCAATTCTCAGTGATTTTGTTATCTGTGAACCTTCAAGCAATGAAAGTTCCACATATTCCTCTATCTGTTTTTTGGTTGCTTCATCGGCTTCCTTGTAATTGACTTTCAAGTTGACGATTTTTCTAAGCACACCCCATTTTTTTACTGATTCATCGTTTTGTTTTGAATATGAAATTATCTTGTTTGCCTTGTCCTTATCCTTTGTTTCAGATGTTTCCTTAACGGTGTCCATGAGAACCAATTGGTTGTAAGTGTCCTTGTCAATGTCCATTTCATATTCATAGCTTGTCAAAAGGGATTCATCACCAATTATAAGAGGTTCCAACTCAGGCTGTAAATTTTCATTAAATCTGTAATTTTCTTTTCCAGTCCATTGAGCTGTTCTTGCGAAATCTATTTTAGTTTTTCTAAATTTGACATTAGTTTCAATGTCATTCAGTTCCAAAGTACCAAAATTATCCCTGATAAAAAAATAACTGTTGTCCACAAGTGAAATTTCAGTTGGAGGTTGATTATCTGTTTCAGATTTTATTGTTAATATAATGCTGGACAAATCAACCCATCCATATACATTGCTTCCTTCGCTCCCATCTATGCCAATAAGATGATATGGATGTCTGTTTTGTTTTGCTATTTGCGTTATTTTTGCCTTGCCTTTTGTTCTGTTGATTGACTGGGGAATAGTATCACCTGAACTCGTGTACTGTTCCCCACCGATGTAGTCCACAATATCCCCAACCTTCAAGTCGCTTTCACTTTTTTCAACAACTTCGGGTTCCTTTTTTTCATAGAGTTTGGTGGTGTCCATGCAGTTTGTTTCATTTATTGCGTACTGTATGATATCAAAATCTGAAACATCATTGAAATGATGAGGATTCAGATTGTTTGCCTTGTTCAATAATTTTGCCTTGCCCAATAATCGATAGTTTTCAATTTTTTCAGAATCGCAAACCTTTTTGAATACGTCCGCTAGATTTTCATCCTTCATAAAATAATACCTATGATTCTGCAAATACCGCATTTGGTCATAGGCAGTTATTGAAAATATTTCACTGTTGTCAGTTTTGATTGTAAAAATATATCCATAAAAAACAGGAACCTCATCGCAATAAAATCTGACAAGATTTCCTATGCTCAACTTGAATCCACTGTTTCCAATGTCTTTTCTCATGTTGAAGGTTAATTTGCCTGGCTGTGACTGCAATGATGTTGAATATTCTATGTCGTAAACCAATTCAGAAACATCAAAGCCTTCGTTTATTTCACTGTTAAAAATCTGAACTATGTAATTCATATTTTTCACCTACAAATATCACGAATTGTTAATCCACGCATTGGGAATAATTATTTTTGTTCCCACTGGAATTTCAGCGGATTCCATCAAAACATCACCAAAGACTTCGGAATTTTCATCATACAACAATTTCCAGTTGTCAGTGCTACCAGTTATTTTTTTGGTTATGGATAGTAAAGTGTCTCCCTCAACAGTGCTGTATGGATTCTGATATGTTTTTTTGTTAATTTCAGCCCTTGTAATTCTGGGAATTTCAACGAGAACACAAAAATTATTATCTAGTGACGCTAATGATTCCCTTGCTATTTTCATGGATTGCAAAAATGATTTTGATTCCTTGACGTTGAGTTTTTTAGCACCATACGGTCTATACTCCTGCATGGAAAGCTCAAAATAAATGTCTTCTTCTTCACCTGCCTTAATCCAATGCTTGAAACTTTCACAAGTCACCTGCATTGATATGTCAAACCTTGTTACAATCAAAGTAGCTGGCTTTTTGCTTCTTTGCCATCTTTCCAGCCATGAAACATACATGAAACTAGGCACATAATTAACTTCTTGCCAAAAGAAGGAATTTATTGATATTTTTGCTAATTTCGGTGTGGTTGGAATACTAACCTGTCCAAGACCTTCAATTTCAACGGTTTCGGATTCAGATGGGATTTCCTTTGTCAAATTGTCTGGATTGATTGGAAATTTCAAAAATTCCCTGCCGTACTGCAATGATATGTATACGGGTATCAAACTGTCCTGTACATAAGTATTCATCGTTTCATCCCCTTAACTTGCCAATGAAGATGCTTGTGCATCTTCTACACTGGTGACAATAGTTTCCAAAACTTTATCCAAATCAGCATTGTTATTGACCGTAATACCTGCGATACGAACTTCTGGTGTAACATGAGAAAACTGTAGATTGAATTTTTCAGTTGCCCTTTTGGAAAGCAATTCCCTATAGTCATCAGCAATGTCAACTATGCTCTTGTCTGATACAATCAAAGCACCACTGCCATCAGTTTTCAATCTAGGTGAAGAATATCTTGCTGTTGATGTTGCTTTTGGTTTCATGCTGTTTTCCATTTCGGCAATAACAACGTCCAATTGATTCAACTGCTCCTGTGACAATGACTTCATTTCATATGTTAGTGTTCCTGAATATGGTCCCTCTTTCGCAACTGCATATCCTCCAGCACTTCGCATGGCTTTATATTCAGCAAGCTGATTCTGCAATATTTCCTTTTGACCTTGAGAAGTTCTTGCATATGCGTCAGCGATATTGTTTTCTATCTCTTCACCTCGACTTCGGGTTGCGTTAATTATTTCCATGAGCCTGTTCTGTTCTTCAAGCATTACATTTTCATTGCTAATCCATGCACAAGAATAATCCAGAAGATGGTTATATTCATCATAATTCATTTTAAGGGCTATGATTTGCTGAATTTCATAATCCATCAATTCACCTGAACTTCTCAATGAACTTTCCAATTCACTGACATTCATGTTTCGCCAATCGATGCCCTCAAGATTTTCAGAATAGCTCAAACATTCTTTGATTTGGTCAGCAACTTCATGCAGTTGATACCTATAAGCATCAACAGCTTCTTGATTGAACATTAGTTGGGTATCACTTTCATTTATTATTCCTTTAATGGTTTCAAGTTCAGTTTGAATTTCAGTTATATTTTCTGCCCACATTCTTGACTTTTCAGCAAGTTCATCCTCACCTTCACCAACATCTGGAATGAGATTGATTATAGCTGAAACACCCCCAGCTATTGCACCAACAGCAAGACTTATCCAACCAATCGGACCAGACATTGCCTGAATAATTCCCAATTGAGTTGCAACACCAACAAGACTAGGAATAACTGATGAAACAATAATGACACCAATGGCAGTCAAGGCTCCAACAATTACACCGCCCATCAATGCTTTCACAATTGGATTGGAATTAACAAAGTTCAAGAACTCAGTAAGTTTTTCCATGAAGAATATTTTTACTTCACCTGAAGCAAGTTTTATCATCTTCTGCAATGGAAGCAATGCTTGCCCCAATTGTTCCTTTACATCACCAACGGTGTTCGCCATGTTCTGCATCGCACCAAAATCATTGTTGCGGAGTGCTTCATTCATTTCACCTACATTGTCAGTAATTATTTTTGCAAGTGTTGAAGCACGTTCCATTTCGTTTCCAGTTTGAAGCAGTTGTTTTTCTTCTTCACTGAATATATAGCCCATTCTTGACAAAGCACCTGTTTGACCACTCAAAACCTTTCCCATCATGTCGGCTACAGACTGGAATGACCCAATAGATGCATTGTAACCATACTGCTGTGCTATGAGATTGTTCATTGCTGGAACAAGCGTTTCAATTGCTTTTTTGTTCGATGTGAATGAAGCCAGTTCCTGAGCCCCCTTCAAAATCATTTCATCACCATAAATTCCAACCTGTTGTTGGGCTGAAGCCAAATCTTTGATGGATTGAATCTCTTTGTCCGTGGAGTTCATTCTTTGTTTCATGATAGTTTCAAGTTTCAGTTCATTCTCAAACTGAACTTGATAGGTTGAAACACAAGCCTCAATTGCCATTTCAAGTTCATTAAATTTTGACTTTATGTTAGAAATAAGTTCGCTGGCTTGATTCATGGTAAGCAAGCCCGCTGTAAAATTGTTTAACCCCCCTGTTGCGTTACCAATATTGTTTCCAAGATTGTTTGATTCATTGGAAGCATTAGTGCATTCACTTTGAGTTTTATTCAATGCGGAATTCAATTCATTGAGTGAGCCAATTACTTTTTTTATTCCGTCTGAAACTTCATCCTTGAATCCAAAAACGGTATTTATTTTAGCCATGACACATCACCTCAAACTGTTTTTTTCCGCATTGATTCTTTCGTCTATACAAGCCATCACAAATGCCTTTTCTTTTCTTCCAAGATTGGCAAATTGCGATGGTGTCCAGTGGAAGTTGAGGACGGTGTACATACAGTAAGTTGCCTCACCGTCCTCTTTAATTAGTTTTTTGCGTTTTCAATCTCCATGTCGTATGAATCGAATCCGCTCAACTTCTGAATCCGTTCAACAATGTTTGCAACCGCACCAGCAGGGAATTTTTTGTTAATGAATTCTGAGGCTGAAAGACATCCTGCCTTTTTCAGAAATTCAGCATCCTTGAAATTAGGCTCAACAATACAAGATTCCAGAATCAGATTCTTGTATTTGCCTGAATCGAAAATCAGCTTGTTTCTTTTGACCTCGTTTGCCCTTCGCTGAAATTCATTGTGTTCCGTTTCGCTGATAGGTCTGACAACAATTTCAAGTTTTTTTCCATTAACTATCACTGGAATTGTTTCCTTGATTTCCATAACGTCATTAAGATTCAAAAATTCATCTAAAGCACTCATAATTCAACCTCCCAATTAGTTTTTGTTCAAATCCTTAAATTCATCAAGCATATCAATGTCACTGAACGTGAAATTCATTGACTGGTCAAGGAACTCAGCATCTGTATCAAGTTTGGCAACCTCGCTCTCATCAAGGTTCACTTCATACAGATTTACAGTCTGCCGTCCAATTCCGCTTGTTGGGTCTTCGTTGATGACCTGCAATGTAAAATACTGGTCCTTACCAGTTTTCGCGTATTCAATCATCATCTTTACGAATTTTGATGTTGCATAATGAATAACAAGGGTTCCTGTTCCGTTCCATCCTGTCGCCTTGTGCTGGGTTCCACGATAGCCAAGTGCCTTGAAATCACTCTTGTTTTTGGTTATCTTTGCTGAAATGTTTTTACATTCGGCGACCTGAACTGTTTCACCATTGATTGTAGCATACAATGCACCCTCTTTTCCTGAGATTGCGTCCTCAGCCTTCATGTATTTCCAGTTATCCATTTTTTACCCCTTATGAATTGACATTAACCGTCATGTAAAGTTTTTCCATTGCATCAACTGGTTTAACATACAGATTAACAACAACAGAATCCAAATCATTGCCCTGAACAACCGTAATGTCATCATTGCCCTTGAACTCCTGAATTGCGTTGATTCTCTGGAGTTCATTGCCGTACTGAATAACATCACCCTTAAACAATCCCCTTCCAGTATCATTATTGTCAACCTTGCCCATGTAGGAATTTTCCCATGTCATTTTGACGGTTGTTCCTATTTCGTCAAGCGTTCTAATGACCCTGTTTTTTGAGAAATTGTAATTCTTTTCTGAATCATAGGTATGCAGGGAATTTATATCCTGCTCAACCTTGATTGTTCCGTCAGAAGAACTTGAAAGAAGGAATTTTCCGTTTTCAAGGGCTGTCCTAATTTCGCTGTCGGTGAGTTCATTAACGATTGAAGTTGCACCTGTAATCTTTCTGGCTGTATTGCTTTCATTTACATTTGCACCTGCCGTCATACCAGCAACGATGGATGTAAATTCCTCTTTTGTGAACGTTACACCGTCAATAACCACACTGCTGATTGAATTGATGATGCCCTCGCAATCCGCACCATCATAATCGGCAACAACCGCCTGAACATAGCGTCCTTCGTCATCCCTCATTCTTTTAATGAAAGTCTGAATTGATGATTTGATTGAAGTATCTGAAGATGTACAAGCAAGCGTCTGCCACCTAGTCATTCCAAGCAGGGCAAGCATTGCTGGATAAGCTTCATTTTCGGTTGAAGTTCCGTCAGTTCCACCAGTCAAGGCAGTTCCAGCAGTTTCTTCGGTTGTACCTTCCTGAGCAATCTCAAAATCAACGTAATCATTTGAAACCAATTCACTTGCCTGAGAAATAATCTGCTTGTCTACAGATTCACCGTCAGCATAAGTTATGATTGTCCAAAGATTGTTTGAAGCATTCTGGGAAATTGTAATGAGAATCTTGTTGCCGAATGTCCCTGAATATTTTGCTGTAGCAACTATGTTTCCAATCGTTGCCGTTGCTTTGACTCCATTTGTGTTCATGCGGTAAACCAACGCTTTATAGCAATAGCTCAAAGCACCAGCAAGCAATTTGGATTCAGAATCAAATGCGGTGAATCCCACCTTTGCTTTTGATTTTCCGTCAAGCAATTCACTTGAAAACACCTCTATCAATTTTCCAGTTGCACCCCACTTCAAATTCAATGGGATTGCAATGATTCCTCTATCACCAACGGTCATTGATGATTTTGGAACCGCCTTGAAATTGATGTAGGCTCCTGGTCTTACCTTGTTCTGACTAAGCCATGTTCCACCTGACATTTTCTACTCCTTTTCCTTATGAAGCTGAAACTTCAATAAAATGTTTTTTGAACTCTTCAGCAGACCATATTGTGATGTAGTTCTTTGAATCCTTCACAATATAATTGTCCTTCTGAACCTGCAATTTCGTACCATCATTATTCGTGATAATTCCTGAAAGGATTCTGTTCTTAACTGAAAATGAAACGTCCTTCATTCCCAGCCAAATGTAGATTTCCTTCACATTATCAAAGGTAAACTGAATGGCAGTTACCGTTTCGGTGACGGTATTGTATTTAATTGCCATGTATTATAACCTCCATTTTATTTTGTTTTATTTGTTCCTCATCGGAAACAATTTTTGCCAAAATATCTATTGTAAAGGTAAAATGCAAAACTCCGTCAACCTTTTCGGTAGTCTTGTTTTTCACCCTTATTTTTTCATTTTCAAAATCTATTATATTGAAATTTTGCAAAAGTTTTAAGCTCATTTCATCAATATTTTGTTGCAATTTCAAATTGGTACTGGGGTCACTTGCTACACGGTATCTTATTTCCATGGAATATGACAATATGTGATAATCTCTCCGTTCCTCAGTATCAGTAATGCTGATTTGATAAATGAAAAAATGAGGATACAAAACATTCGTTTTTGCTTCCTTGTATACCGTAACATTCGGGAACAAATTAAGAAGTCTTTGAGCTATTGCCTGTTTTACATCTTCACTGTCAATTAACATTCAACCCTCCCGATTCACAAAATTTCTTGAACTCAGATTCATATCTGGCAGGCATTTGAGCCTGAATTTCATTCATGCTTATTGTTAGCATGAACCTTCCATCTTTCCAACCAACTTCAACGCTATGTCCTGGTCCACCCATAATTCTATGACCATATTCGACTTCGGTTGCGTATTCTGTCGGATTCAAAATCTCAATCCCAATGTCCTTCCCTTCAACAATTATTCTACCAATTTCCCAACTTCTTCTGAGCGTTCCACCCACATAATTTGGAATCCCCGTGCTTTCAGGTGTTCCAACTGGCGTTCTGGGTTTCGTTTTTGCAATGACCCTGTCCGCCATTTCAGTTAAAAATTCACGAAAAAATCTATCAAAATCACGTTCCATTATTTTTAAATTGTCCGTGAATTTTTGAACGTCAGAATAGTCAAAACTAAAACCCATTTCAGTCATACCATCCGCAGACATAGGAATTTAATTCCTGTTCACTGGGAACAAATTCCACCGCATTAAATGTTACCTTGCCCCCAATATTCTGAACTATTTCCGTTATCTGCACAAAAATATTTCTAGGTATTAAGACAAGTTTTACACCAGCCTTTATTTCAAGTGTTTTCCCATTGTCCTCGTGAATCCATTTTACATCATCACAAATGATTGTGTATACATCATCTGATTCCGTTATTGAATCCAAATCTATTTTTTTGTACTGATGCCAACCGTTTGCCAAATCCCCATCATCTGTCGTATACAATCCATTGACCAGAAATCTTGCCATAGTCGGCATTTCATTAACATTGTAATCGAAAACAATGATGTATTCATTGTCAGCAACACTAGGAATATAAACAATTGGTGATTCTTGATATTCACTGTTTACATAGCAACCATTGAATTGATACCCTTCGATTGATGGGGCTTTCATTGTGAAAGCATTTCCAATTTCAACTTTTTTTTCTATGCTGTCCTGTATGGGCAATTCATCGGAAAAATATTTAATCTTAATTGTTGCTGGATTTTTTGGAGGAACTGGAGTCGGTTCTTCGGATTCTGTGGCTGACATATCCATCAATACTTTTTGTCTGCCTTGAGACATTGCTGGATTTCCACATCTTCCGCTATAAACCTTCAACAGGTTTCCAGAATTGTCCATTCTTTTTGCAACAATAAAATCATTATTCCTAATGTCCACCCAATTAGGCAAATGAACCGTTATGCTTTGAATGATTGGTTTTGTGTCAACGCTTGCTGGGTCAGGATTATCCGTTGAATTGAATGATAAATGGCAGGAAATATTTGAATATACTTCCTGCAATTCACCACTCGCATCCCTTTTGATGTCGATGTAATCGGAATCCATATATTCTGATATTATGTTTCCAATTTGACCAAAATCAAATCCACTCATAGCCTATACAATTTCCTATAGCGGTTCAAAAGGGTTGTTTTTGCAACCTTGTCTGATGCCTGAGCCTGCAAGGAACCACTCTGTCCAAATGACACCGTTCTTCCATCTTCCGAAATGCTTGATACGTTTCCCACTACAGCACCAACTTTATTTTGATTGGTGTTTTCACGGTAGAGTTCCGCTGTCATTTGGCAGAGTACGCAATTTAAGGCGGACGGCAATTCTGAAATGTTGCAATAATTAAGAATTTCAGTCTGGGTTATCGTAAGATACACCTGAAGGATTTCGTCCAATTCGTTATTCTTAATCCCTAGCAATATTTTAACAGTTCCAAGAAAATCAAATTCCTGAATTTCATTGTCGTCCGCCATTTTTACCGTTCCTTCTTTAGTTTTTCAGCGTCCGTCTTTTTCCTGCCCCTTGTCTCGGACTTTTCATTATCCTCAACAGTTTCAGATTTTTCAACTTCCACCTTTACTTCTTCAACCTTGATAGCGGAAGAAGTTTTTAACGCTTTTTCTTCCGCTTCCCTTAAAATACGCTGTCTTGTATACTGACTAAGCATAAGCCCTCCAAATCAAAGGGTGTGGACAAGTTTTACCAAACCAATCTTCTTAATGTCAGCAACACGGTTCCAGTTAGTACCAACAGCAAGTTCGGCATCGCTAGGAGTAGGACCAGCAATGTTAGCACTTCCAATCCAAGAAATTCCCTTCGGATGAAGGACTTTTGCTTGACGGTTGAAAAGTACGTCTGTAGACATATCGGAAATGCGGTCAGTTTCAACTGGCGTGAGTGAAACTGGATTTCCCTGTCCACGCTGAATCGCTCCACGTGCAAGAAGATATGTCGTATATTTTGGGGTTGCTCCGCTTGTATCAACTGGAGCGGAATCATCGCAAATAACACGATAACCAAGATATGTCGGAATCTGAATCTTGCTTTCAGCTACAGGAATGAACTGAATTACATTCTGTTTCTGAAGTTCCGTAAAGGTTGCTGAGTGCATATAAATCATTGTGAGCAGGTCACTTGCGTCACCCATCTTCTGTTTAGCGTCAAGGACTGCATTTGCAGAAATTCCAGTTGAACTTCCGCTAGTAACATCATGCACAAGACCAGACATACCAGATGAAGCAAATACACCGTTAAGAATTGCCATGATGTTTGACTTTTCATCACGCACCCACCAATCCGCAACACGCTCGGCAATAGCCTTCATCGGGTCATCACCTGCAAGAGCACCAGCAAGTTCATGAGCACCCCAACCATTAGCACGAATGAGCAATGTCGCAAGTTCAGTCTTGCTTGTGATGTTGTTCACTGCAATTGGATTAGTGTCATCAAGAACCTGTGACTTTCCAGTAAGGTCATTCCACTTCGGCATAGTCAAAATTGTGCCACCACCCGTGATAAGCCGATTGAGTTCAGGATTGTTCTCAACTGCTCCTGCATACATGATTTCACTTTTCTCAGTCGTCTTGTCAATAACATACTGAGCAAAAAGGTCTGGCTGAACCACGTCAGAAATTTTGGTTGCTCCCATTGTATTCTCCTTAAATAAATTAGTTTACCATGATGGACCAACGCCATGAACCGCCATATATAATGAACGTGCCTTTTCACGGTCTGTCTTAATCAGTTCACCCTGTTTCGTAAGGTTCCCAGTCTTAAATGGATTTTCATCATTTGCAACTGATGCTGGATTGTTCAAAGGCTTTCCAGTGGGAACAGGATTGGCTTTTGGTTCTTCCACTTTCATAAAACTAAGCACCTGTTCAAGTGCCTGTTCAATTGTCGTATTTTCGTCAACAAGTCCTTTAGCCATTCTGACATATTTGTTTACATCATCTGACTTTTTACCTGTCAACTTGCTAAGTGCAACGATAATCGCATCTTTTTCTGCAATCTCGTTTTTGAGTGAATTCACTTCGTTGGTAAGATTTTCAAGATTTTTTGCCTGCTTTTCTGCCTCCGAAAGGGTGCTGTCATACGCTTCCTTGAACTTTGCCAGCTTGTCCTTTTCATCAGGTTTCAAACCAAGCAACGCAAGTAATTCCTTCTCAGCCTTGTTTTTGGCTGAATTGAGAATCCCTGCACTATGCTTGTCAAAATCCTCTTTTGAAGCAAATGTCTTATAAGGTGCATTGTTTTCTGCACTACCGTTTCCACCATTGTTTTCAGTTGCAGGTGTTTCAACTTTTGTTTCCACCGTCTTTTCAGTTGTAGGTGTTTCAACTCCCTGCTTTTCATCAGTTGGCATTTTTTACCCCTTTTTAGGTTATTTATTTACCTAGTATATAATTATAGTATAAAAAAGTAAAGTATTAAAAATATACTATACAAAAATACTAGAAAAAAAAATAAAAATATTTTTTATAAAATACTTGACATTTATTTTAATTTAGTTTATTATTGTTAGTATAAGCAAGCATTTAATTTTTGCTTGCTTATAAGGAGATAAATTATGGCAAAATATAACGTTACTTATTCATGTGGACACAAGGTGGTGGTTGAGCTGTTTGGAAAGGAAAAGGACAGGGAATCAAAAATCAGATGGATGGAAACATCAGGCTATTGCCCAGAATGTTACAAAACGTTGAAAAAAGCCGAAACGGAAAAAGTAAATTCCGAATGGACAATCCTTCCCGAAATCGAGGGTGTGTCCGAGAAGCAGGTTAATTATGCGAAGAGGTTGCGTCTGGATGTCGTGACCTCTCACACTAACGTGCCGTTTGACAAGTTGCAGTCAAAGGGTGCTGATTTTGTAAAATCCCAAATTCCAAATTTTAAAAATCAGCTTGAAAACGGTGATGATGAATTCAAAAAGAACTGGAAATATGTCACCTTGCTATGGGAGACCAATGCTGGAAAAATCATCGATTTGTGCAAATAAAAAAAAGGACGCTGAGAAAATGACAAAATTACATGACATAAGGGCTATCGTTAACGGCATCAACAGTGATAAAACCTTCAACATGACTGAGGGCATGGAAAGCATATTGCGGGCTTTCAAAATGAGGTCTGAAAGTATGGAACTGACTAAAGAGGATTATTTTTATGCTGGATATGTTCTCGCTAATCCTATCATACGTGACAACCTAATGAAATGGTACAAAGCTGAAATGAAAATTAGAATGAATTTATAGTCTGCGACCATTCCTTATAACTCATGGTGGATGGAACTTCATACCATTCACCAACACCGTCCTCCCTCGCTATCCTTTTAGATTCTTCAAACATTTTGTCTATTTCATCAGGTTCAAAATAGGCAACTGTTGTACACCTGCAATTCGGATGCATTGGAGGATAGTTGACAGCTTCAATCGCTTCTTTTCTAGGAAAATGGGAATTGTCAAGTTCACCGCAAATAGGACAGGTTCTTTCATCAAGTGTTGCGACAAACTGAATCTCATCAACTCCATGTTCCTTGTAACTTTCCATTGTCGCTGATTCCGTTATGTGTGCTGATTCCGTTATGCACAATCTTTCCGCATTATAAAAGCTAGTTTTGTAATTTTTCGCTATTTCTTTCGCCATTACGGACGGATTCTGCCCACGTGCCACACCCTGAAGAAACGTGTTTTCTATGTTCTGCAAAAGTTTGTTTTTGTCTTTCCAAATGCGGTCTGAATAGTTTTCACCCAGCCACCTTTCATTCACAAGGTATTCAATTTTCTTTTCAGGAATTTGGTCATATCCAACACTGAAACCCCTAGCCCTGTCTATGTCAAAACTGGAATATGAATGTATCTTTTTGCACAATTTTGAAAGTTCATCATTAAACTTTATTTCCTGTTTGAATCCCAAATCAATAAGATTGTATCTAAGTGAATTCTTTAATCCTTCCAACCTTGACATATAGGCTCTTGCTGATTGCAACCTTAATTCTTCCTTGTATTTACGCAACAACTCAGCATTGATTTTTCCGCTGTTGTCCTTTGCAAGTTTATCTACAAGGTTGTAATAATTGGCAATTTCAATTTTTGCTGATTTCAATTCATTGGGATTCAGTCTTTTTTGTACATCGGATATTGAAAGTCCGTTCATCCCTGCATACCTGCCATAAAAAGCATCAATTTCTTTCTGAATGTTTTTAAGCGAAATTTCATATAATCTTTTGCATTCGCTTTCAAGTATAGCTATGGACTTGTCACCCATGCTTAATTTGTTTTCTGTTCTGATTCTCCAATAGTCTTTACTGTTCATATTTTTATTTTAATATTTTTCTTCATAAAAATAAAGTTTCAAAAATGAAATATTTTAGGATTTTTCAAAATCCTTATATATAAATATATATAAATATATTCTAGTAGAATTTCTACTCATATATAAAGTAGTTTACTTTTATTTTTTTTTCAAATATTTTCTAAAAAGCTATTGACTTTACTTATTTTTAAAATAAAAAAAGGACTGTGATTGATTCCACAGCCCTTTTTCTCAATTAATTTTTATGTCATTCGTCTCTCCAATAAGACCATGTTTTGACCTTTGAAAGACCATATTTTTTTATATATGTTTCAAGCCTTTTTGTGAAAAGTTCAAGCTCCTTTTTGTATGCGTCAACAATTAAATTTCTGTCTTTGTCAGATACTGGGGCGTATTCTTTAAATTCTTTGTTGAAAATGTCTTTAGGCTCATTCCAATATCCAAAAGAAACAACTTTTTTCAAAACATTGTTTTTCTGATTTGTATAATGATTTGAAAAATAAAGCTCATTTCTTGTATCAGAATAGAAGTTTATGCAATCATTCAGGCTTTTGAGATTTTCTTCTTTGAAATAGTCAACAGACTTTTGTGCATAGTCTGCCATTTTGTTGGCTCTGTCAAAATCCTCTGTATCATATCTTGAGCATGAATAGCCAAAACAGAAATCCTTTTTTATATCCTCTTTTTCAATTTCAAGGAAAAAACCTTCTTCTGTCTTGAAAACTACGTCAGCTTCTTTCACGCAGAAATCAATCATGTGGTTGTTAGTTCCCCACACATCAGCCATAAGCATCTTGTATTGCTCTTTTAATTCCTTTTGTGTTTTTTTGTCAAACATAACTAAGTCTCCTGTTGCTTTAATTGATTATAATATATAGTAGTTTTTATTTTTTGTCAATAGGTTTTAAAAAAAATATAAATTTTTTTGACTAGTGTTTTGTATAGTGGTTTTCTGAAAAAAAATAAAAAAGACGATAAAAATTGAAGAAGTTGAAAAAATCTACAACAATTATTTTTAGGGGTTGAGGAAAATGAAAACTATGAACGAAACTTTAAAAACTGTTTGGATGCTTGAAACCAGAAAAATTGAATTTAAAAAGAAATAAAAGGGCTAGGCTATTTTAATTTGCCTAGCCCTGTTTCTGTCTACTCTTCCTTCTTCAGGAACAAGGAACAAATTTCAGCTATGGCGGTTCCAACAATACCAATTGAACCCACTATGGCTGGCGTACAATTAGGCTGAATGAAACTCACTATTGCACTGGCAATAGCACAAATTCCACCAGACACACCAACAATCAAGGCATAAACCTTTTTGCTCATTTTTCACCTCCGCAATACAACTGCTTGATTTGATTATAATTGTTTTCAGTTTCTTGAATTAAAATGCTGTATTCAGCAAGCCTTACAATCCAATCCTCTGAAACCATTACCGCACCATCTCTTCTTTCGCATCCATCCAATTTCGGAAACACTGGAAAAACCAATTCAGGAACAATTATTTTTTCAGTTATCTTTGTAGTCACGCAAGATGTTAATGGCATTGTCAATAGAATCACCGCTATGAAGTTCGTTAATTTTTTCATCCGCTTCCTTCCTGTTATCTGATTTTATCTTGTCCATGTCAACAAGTTTTTTTATTTCAGCATGGAGATTATTGTTTAGCTTTATTTCATCGTCCAAAAGGATTCTGAAATGCTTTACAGTGTTTCCCAATATGCAAATAACAAGAATACAAACAACAATCACAATTGACATAATAATTATAACGGTTTTCACATCACACCATCCTTCTTTTCGGTCCAGTTGTCCTTTATGATGTTGAAATCCATTGTCCCCAATGAGATAGCATAGGCGAATCCTGCAACCTGCCAAATCTCCGCTATTGTTGCATTGCCCATGATGCCAAACCACTTCAAAACACTCGCTATAACTGCCAAAACAACTATTGCAAGTTTGACCCATTTGCTGTAGTCCTTGTTTTTCATCCCTGCACATCCTCAAGGGTACAGTTACCCTCATTAAGTTCAATCAAAAGTCTCTGGGCAAGAATAAAGGCATAAGTTTCCATTGCATGATATTGAGCCTGCAACAGAACTGCCTTGTCATTGCCAATTTCGGACATAAACTTTTCGTCATCAATTTTTGTCTTTAGCTTGCGTAATCTTTCATTAAGTCCACTATGCTCCGAAATAAGACGCTTTACATAATCCCCCATGTTATTCCTCCGCCTTTACTTTATTTTCCTCAGCCTTTACTTTATTTTCCTCAGCCTTTTCTTCAGACTGGTATTCGCCACCATTTTCAATGTTTGTTCTTTGTGCAAAATTAAACAAGTCATTGCTTTGCGATTCCTTCTGCTCCTCATCAATCCTTTCAAGTTCCAGTTCAACATCCTGAACGACTGGATTAAACTCCAGCTGGGTTTTCTTTGAAACTCCAGTGCCAGCAAGTTTAACCGTATCTTCAATAAGTGCAGATTGATTTATCATCATGGAACGGTCAAGTTTGATTAACAATCTGTATTTTTGACATTCTTCAAAACTCCCTTTACCTGTCATTTCATACCACTTGTCAAAGAAATATTTTAGGTTGTCAATGAAATCCTGAAAATGTCTTTCCAGTCCGTCAACATAAGTATCCATATTCTGATAAAGCGATTTAATTACAAGCTGATTTGGATTTCCTCCAAACCTTACATCTTCATAGTCAACGCCATATCCAAACTTAATTATATCATGCCTTAAACTCTGCAACTTCTTTTCATGTGCATCTATTGCAGTTTGAGCCTGAATATAATTTGCGTCACCGTCCGTGTCGAGGGAAATTGTCCGTGTCATTTTTGCCAGTTCCCTTGCTTCAATTATGTCACGAACGTCTGGTGATATTCCCTTAATAACAAGCAACGGTTCAAGGTCATCAATAAGTCCGTCAACAGACTTGCTTGACAGTTCATCGTATGCGTCAATCTGTTCCTTCACGAATGAAAGCAATGTTTTTTCATCATCCGTTGCCTTCAAGCATACAAAAGGTATTTTGTCCCAGTTTATTTCCTTGTCACCTGCCGTCATGTGTGAATGTACGCTTGTTCCGTCCTCCTTCTGAGTTATTGGAATTTCACTGTACCCGTCATTCACGTCAAAAAGAATCCTTTCGTTATCGCTCCAGTATTCCGCATATTCCTCAAGAGTAGGGTTCATGGACGACTTGTATTTTTCAACCCTATAGTTATAAACAAGCCTGTCCAACCTTGTATGCTGTCTGTCCTGCCATATTGGATAAATTAAACTAGCTGGAACATCGCTCAACTGCAATTTTCCATTTTCATCAATCCAAACATAAGCCCATGAAATGCCGTGATTGATTGCCTGACCAGCGAGGATATAGGACTGCTTGAACAGCACGTCATCCATGAACTGCTTCCATGTTTTTGCGTATTCATTATCAGCAATGTTTATTTCTTCCTGTTCTTCCGTGGAAAACTTCGGAATGAACGTCTTTGAAAATCCATAGTCCTGTTTCTGCTGTACCAACATCCGCAAAAAACAGTTTTTTATTCTTGCATTGTTCGCATAGGGATTGTCATAAGGTTTTCTGTCCTTGTCATAATAAACACGCTTTTTCTGCTCAATCCTTTCGTTATGTCCGTTAAAATAATTGTCGGCTGAAATCATGCTCATTATCGCTGATGAATTTCTGTTTTTATTCACTATTATCTGAGCAACCAATGAAGGGCTCATGTCATCGCTGAACATTGTGTTCACGTTATTATTCTGTTCCATAGTAACCTCATTATAAATTATATTGTCTAAAAAAGTAAAGCATCTTACTAGACTCTAATTCCAAACTTCTGCAATTCCTCACAACCATAACGTAAGGCATCTGGTCCGTGGGAAAAGTCATGCTCTGGAACGTTTGTTATTTTGTCCGTCATCTTGTCCTTTGCCCATGCGTAATTAGACAATGCTTCTATCATGTGCTGACATTTCGGGTGAACTATTATTTCATAGTCCTGCAACTTTTGGATTCCTCCCAGTACGCTTCCGCTTCCCTTCCTTGCTCCCCTTATGCCGTTCAAGCCAAGCAACCTTAATTCATTTATTGTTCTAGGGTCCTCACTGTCAGCCCTAATTATGCTTTTTCCAAATCCAGCCGTAATGATTGTATTAGCTATCCTTCTGTTTTCCATAGTTGTTTCACAAAATTCATAGTACACGTATATTTTATATCGCTTTTTGTCCGCATAAGCACCGACAAAAAATGTCGGGTCATTGTATCCAAAGTCCATTCCGTTGCACGAAACAAAATTAGGCAATCCTCTGGAATCCTTTTCACCATAATGCTCTTGCAACAATTTATCTATGTCAAACTCCTCTTCCTTCCAGTTAGTATATATAAGACCTTCGCTGATACCCCATTCACCCAATCCCTCTATCTTATAGCGTTTTGGATTTTGAGTTTTCATTTTTTCAAATATTGCAATGTCATCTTCACCCAGAAACTCATTCATCATGTAATTTGTAGTCAGTGCAAGAGTATCATTATCTGAATTGTCGAAGAAACGTTTCTTAATCCATATCTTGTCGCTCCACGGGTTAAAAGTCAATGTAAACTGCTTGAAAAGTGGGGAAGGAATGTTTCCACGAATGGACATATCTATTTTGTTGAAATCTTCTTCACTTGTTACCTGAAACGCTTCCTCAAACCATACCCAGCATAAGTATCCGTCATCAACCGTAATGGACGTGATTGAATAAGGGTCATCAAGCCCTCTGAAAAGAATCTGCTGTCCACTGGGAATGTATGTTAATGTATGATTTCCTTTTGGTATTTTCCATAGATGCTGAACTCCCAGTTGCCTGATAGCCCAAATCAGCTGTGAACGTGTACTATTCCAATTAGTGTTCATGTAACGTCTTATTACCAGTACATAGGGTTTCAATCCGTATCTGTGATAGAACTCCATCATCATGTAAATGTACCACAATGCCGTAGTACACGACTTCTTGCTTCCTCGAGAACCCTTTACAACCCTATATCTTCCTGTGAAATGCCAAAACTGATTGTAGTTCTTTCCTACAATCTTCCGTAAACTTATTTTTTTCATACATCATCTTTTCCCAAATCATCCACAAAGGTTATGTTTTCATTATCTTCCTGTTTCCCTTGCTCTACACTAGCTATGTTGTTTATTCCCCTTGCCTCACGTTCCATGGTAATGGCAAGTTCATAGTACATGGGAATCATTTTGGGCAATATGTCCTGAGGATTCATGGACTTTAGCTTTTTCACCAGCATTTTCTGAATGTAAAGGCTCTGGTCTATGTGCCTTTTGTTCATTAGTGCTATTTCCTTTTCATTCTCAATCCTTGTCTGCTTGTCCATGTACTTGTCATATTCACTAGCCCTTTCCACCCAATGGTTCTTGGTGGACATTTTTTCAAGATTGGACTTTTGTTTTTGTGCTATTTCCGCTGTTTTCTTTATGGAACGTTCAGCACCCAAGTCCCTGTATATGCAGAAATACTTGTACTGCTTGTACGTTTCATTCTGTAGCTTGTCCCATGCGTCATCCATGCTTAAACGCTCCTCAACTCACATTTATGGTCGTAAATGTCATACAAAACGGATGACTTTAGGTATTTTTCCGTTTCCTTTTTGTTTAATTTCCGCATTATTTCATGCTTTTCGCTATTGCTGGAACATACAATCGTTATAGTATAATCATCCCTCCACATCTCAGGACTGCCGTGTTCGTCCTGATACTTTATGCTGTTTTCCATGCCCTGTTTTCTGTTTTCCCTAAAGTTGTCATAGAAATCATCACGTTCGTTCTTTATGTTTTCCCTTGCCGTTTTGCTTGCGTTTATAAAGTCCTTTGCTGAGGTTACGACTTCATTTGCTTCCTCACTGTCTCCAACATCTATCTTTATGTCCTCATCGAAGTTAAAAAGTGCGTTTATTTCACTTTCATCAAACCCAAATCCGTCAGTAAATGAAACGTCTGGGAAATTGTCCTTCAGTTCAGCAAGTATGTCATAGTCAAATTCACCCTGAGCGGACGGATTGTTCATAAATACGTTTGCTTCCACTTCCGTCTTTTCATCCAAGTCCACCAATGAAACCGTCAGGTCATAGTCGTTTTTTCGATTCAACTGGTCAAGACACTTCAACCTCTGATGTCCGCTAACCAATGTCATTGTATTTTTGTTTACTACCAGCGGAGCCAGCTGTCCTTTCCCTTCAGTAGCAAACCATTTCTTTAATTTTTTAAGCGAATTGTCACTTATTTTGCGTGGATTATAATCAGCTTCATGGATGTCACTTCTGTTGATTACCTTGATTTCAAAGTTTTCATATTTGTTTGCTCCCATTTTCTACTCCTTAAAGAACTCTATCTTTTTTATGCCTGCTTCCATAGCTGGAAACGTTTTTATTATTTTTTCATAATCACTGGGATACTGATTTTTTATGTACAGCAAAGCATCGTGGTCTGGCGTTGACAGGTCATGCTTAAAACCGTCATCATACTCCTTTCCCACTATCAAATGATTATGCTTGATGTATGAATCAATGTCCGCTTTTTTCCATTCAATTATTGGATAAAACCACTTGTATTTTTCATCCACACCATCGCAACTTCCCAGCTGAGCCCTTCTTGCAAAACTTTCACTTTTCCGCATTCCGCTTGCTATATATGGAGTATCCAATTCCCTCCTGCAACTGTCCATGATGTCCTTTTGCGTTATGCTTTTTCCTGTCAGATAACGCAAAGTAGTCCAGCACGGTTTACGAATGATTGTAATGTTGTATTTTTGTTCATAATACTTCAACAACCGTTCCTTATAAGACAAGTTAGGAACAAAATAAAAATACGCCACCTTCATTTCTCCTCGGTAGTGCTTCATCATTAAGTCAAGCATGACAACAGAATCCTTGCCAGTGCTGAATGACACCATACAAGGACTCTGTTGCTTGCAGATTAACTTAATGGCTGAGTAAATATTCGCCATTTTGTTATCTCCAATTCGTTGTTACATTAACTGTTTGCATTTCCACCGCTAGAAGTTGTCTGTCCACGACCCCTGATCAAAATGTTAGTAGAACTCATTGGATTTGTATCACGGAAATTTGCATAATACCTCTTTCTCATAAAATCACCTCCTCAAACAATATAATATAGTTTTAATTGTTTACGATATGACTGCAATCCCAGAGCCTCAATTTTCCATTCACATTCACATAAGGCTTGCTGAACAAAACAGGGTCTTCCAAAACCCAATGATAACAGTTCTTTTCAGCAAATGGGGATTTTGAATTTTTAACAATATCAATTAAATTAACTTTTCCAATAATTCGCCTTGCTTTTAACAAGTAATTATCCTTGTTTCCCCTAATGAAATTATCACATTCATCTTTATTGTACTTTATAGCGTCAAAATAATTCACGCCATAATGCTGTTCAAACGTTTCCCCATAATTTTCAATCGCATTGACAAAATTATACGCATATTTATATTTTTCCCACAAATTATTCTTTTTCAAATCTTCCTTTACATTCAATTCGTTGTTTTGGGAAACACCGTATCTACTGTATAATTCGTCTGCTAATTTCATTATTTCTTCATAACGCTTTTTAGGCATAAGATTAAAAACATCTAAGGACAGATAATCCAGTTTTCCGCTTGCATGAATGTACAAAGGTCCACGATAATCAGTTTTCCAGTTGCGGTTTTCCACATCCTTGAATCCAAAACAAATCTGATATGCGTATAACGTTTCAACGCTTAAACATCTCATCATCATTCCTCTATATGTGATTTTACGCTGTTTTTTTTATTTTTACAAGCATTTTAATTAAAAAAGTGTGCAATAATTAAGAAAATTGCACACTTTTCATTATTTTACGCCGTTTTTACTTATTTTCTATCTTTTTCCAGTTCAAATTTCCAATGCCCTTCACTTTCAAGAAAATATGCACGCCCAATTTCCGTTGTATCCATAATTTACTCCTTCCCAGTTTTTAAACAGAACTAGGGAAACTGGTTTTATATTTGTTTTTTAATTATCAAGTTGCAAGACTTCCATTGAAATTTTTCCATGAGTTAATTTCATTTTGAAAAATTATATTGGAAAGCTCTTTTGAAGATTCCGATATTTTCCTTTCGTTATCAACATATTTAAATTTTCCAAATCCACGGTATACGTAATGTGCATATGAATCATCCCTGAATTTCAACACAACTTGGTCTCCTGTCTGAGGGTACTTACTAACTCCAGAATTTGAAACTCTATCCACAATCTCCGCCATTTCGCCTTCTTTATTATTCTTTCTCTCAAAAGAACTTCTTAAATCAATTTTACTCCCGATAGGTTTAGTTACCATATCAATGATAACATTTTCATATCCATAGTCACGATTAAACTCTTTATACGTTTGAACAAGCATAATTTATCTCCTTTTGCAAGCACTAATTTTGTTTTTTTTGCTTGCTTATACTAACAATAATAAACTAAAATAAAATAAATGTCAAGTGATTTTTATAAAATATTTTTATTTTTTCTAGTATTTTTGTATAGTGTTTTATGGAATTATATATTAAAAAAAGCCCTTGCAATCTCAACGAAATCACAAGAGCAAAAGGAGATAGTTATGTATAACTTTTTTAATTATATTTTAAGTTCTTTTCTTATTATTTGTACTTCCTGTTCAGTTAATTCGCCACCATCATTTTTATTGAAATCAGCATAAGCATTGACAACTTCAACGTCAACACCCATGGAAGCAATCTGCAAACCAAATTTCCTTGCCTTTATTTGTGCCTCCCTCTCATTGTCAAACATTATGAAAACCTTGTCAAACCTGTCCTTAATTATGGCTATCTGCGACTGAGTTAATTCAGTCCCAAAACTGCAAAAAAATCCATCACCCAACCGCATAACGTCAAAAGCACCCTCCGTCAATACACCTGTTCTATCTTTACAGTTGTCCAAATTATATAAAATGCTTTTTGGGTCCACAACACTCTGCTCAATGGACAGGTTTTTATATCGTGGTATTTTCAATTCATGCTGCTGATGTTTGCTTAAAATACTTCTTCCAGTCCAGCTCACAATTTTATCATTCAATATCAATGGTATTATTATTCTATATTTCCAGTTGCCAGTCACTCCTCCGCCAACTACCTTATATTTTTCATGCAACAATTTTGGACTAAAATTGCGTTCCTTCAGATATTTTCTTTCCATCGGTGTAAATGTGTCAGTTGGAAGCGTGAGTTTTGTTGCCTTCGCTTGCTTTTTGTTTAAGGTATTCAGGATGCTGTTTCTGCCCTGATACTGTTGTATTAAATCATCTATTTCACTGAACGGTATGTTTACGGTTCTTGCAAGTGCCTGCCTAAAGTTATGTCCTCCACATTTCCAGCAATGGAAATAATCACCTGCGTTATTGAAACCACCATTGAAGGTTTTGTCATCGCAGAATGGACAAGTTATGTTAAACCCACCCCCGATTCACACGAGTATTATACTCAATTTTATAATCATTAAACAACTTTTCGAAGTTCATTATATTTTCTCCTTATGCCATAAAAACTGGCAACAATATTTCTATTCGTATTCAGTGAATCAAACTTAACAACAATTATCAGTTTCTTTGTGTACCTGCTGTATATCTTGTCAACAATCACACCATTACCAAAAACATCATGAACAACCTTGTCACCAATTTTATATAGTTC